CCATATCACGGTCGACTTACGCGACGCTTTTTACCGCTATCGGCACGACATGGGGCAGTGGGGACGGCTCGACGACATTTAACCTCCCTGATCTTCGCGGCATGTTCTTGCGCGGCACCGGCACTAACGCGACTGGCTCGTCCAGCGGTGCGGTCGGTCCATCAGTCGGTGCCTACGCGGCGGACACTTATCTTAACCATAACCATACAGCGACCGATAGCGGTCATACGCATTCTGTAGGTGCTTTTGCTTCACCTGGTTTGAGCCCCGGCGGCACGACCTATCAGACAGGATCAGGCACTACTAGCTCTGGCACCGGCTACGCGAGCATTACGGTTGCCACGTCGACAACCGGCGGCACCGAAACAAAGCCGAAGAACTACGGCATTCTTTACATTATCAAGACCTGAGGTTAGATCATGAACCCGATCACAATGGCTCTACTTGGCGGGACCAGCCTAGTCTCAGGCGGTCTTGGCTATCTTGGCTCTCAACAGGCCGGTCGCGCGCAGCAGCAGGCGGCGCAAACATCGGGTCTGTTTGGCCTAATCGCGCAGCAGCAGGCGCAGCAACAGGCCCGCGAGATGGCCGAACGTGGCGCGGCGGCGGCTGGTGAGTATTACGGCAAGGGCCGCGCCGACCTGCTAGAACAGGCGCGTCAGGGTGAGGCGGCTGGCCGTGAGTTTTATGGCCAAGGCATAGGCTTCCAAGAGCCCTACATGACCGCCGGCGCCGGCGCGACAAACCAGCTCGCAGCGCTGTTTGGTCAGGGCGGCGCGTATACGCAACAGCCGACGTTTGAAGAACTTCAAATGGACCCCGGCTATGCTTTTCGTATGCAGCAGGGCCAGCGCGCTATGGAGTCGACGCTTGGGTCGTCCGGTATGCGTGGGTCTGGAGCGGCGCTGAAAGCCGGCCAGCGTTTTGGTCAGGATATGGCCAGCCAAGAATATCAGAGCGCCTATAATCGCTTCATGGCTAACCGCGCAGCGGCTACGCAGGGGCTTCAGAACTTGGCTGGCACTGGCGCTGGCGCGGCTGGCACGGCGACGGGGCTGGCTGGTCAGGTCGGCACAAACCTTATGTCGCAGCGGTTTGGCGCGGGGACTAACCTTGGCTCTATGGCGTCTAACGCTGGCGCGACGACGGCCGGAGCTTACACGGGCGCGATCCCGACGATGGCGGCGCTTACGTCCGCTAACCCTTATGGCACGGCTATGGAGAATGTGGGTCAAGCCCGCGCTTCTAGCTACATGGGTGGCGCTGGCGCGCTGGGTCAGGCACTTAATACTATACCTCAGAATTATATGACGTATAGTATTCTGAACCGTATGCAGCCGCAGACCGCCGCAGCTACGCAGGCTGCTTCGGCAGCGCCGATGCAGTTGCCCGGTGCGATGAATCCGTTTGGCCTTTACTGAGGTTTAATCTATGCCCGTTCGTTATGACATAGCCGCTCAGATCCCGCAGTATGGCGGCGGCGGGGGCTACGACCCCGTGAACATGATGGCGCAACTTCAGTCAATGGACTATCGCCAGCAGCAGAACGCGCTTGCGCAGTTGCAGATGCAAAAATTGCAGCGCGAGTTGCAAATGCAGGGTGCATTGAGCGGCGTGTTGACGAACCCTAATTTTAATGTGCAGTCGCCTGAAGCGGTTGGCGCGTTAGTGCATAGCGGCAATCTCTCTGAGGGTTTATCCGTATTAGGCGCGCAACGCTCGGCAGCAGCGCAGGCGGCTTTAGCCAGTCATTACGGAACGCAAGAGAATTTAGCGCGTCGTAAATACGAAGAAATTGAATTGCCTGAAGCTGGCATACGGCGTGAGTATCTTGATTTTCAAAAAACTAAAGAGGGTCGTTTAGCCACGGAGGCTATTCACAAAGCCGATGCCGCCGCTCTTGATCTTGGCATAAAACAGACCGCGCAGGCGCAGGATTTTTTGTCTCAGGCCACTCCTGAAACATGGTCTGACGATTACGAACGCATCAAAGCCGCTGACCCTCATTTTGCGTCTAAGTTTAAGCCGGATGCATTTCCCGATAAGAAGCTGTTTGATACCGCAATGCGGAATGCGGATTTTACGCGAAAAATCGCTGAAGAACGTGCTAAAGAGTTGGCGCAAGCCGAAGCCGCGCAGCCTCAAATGCCTTCATGGGCTCCAGGTTATATTATGCGGCGCGATCCGGCTACAGGCGGCTATCGTCTTGAGGCTCCGCAACAGCCGGGGATGCGTATGCCTCAGAACGCTATGACGCCGGCTGTGCCGGGGCAGAATGCGTTTACTAACGCGCCGCCGCCGGCTGCACCGGCTGAAGAGCCTACGCCGCCAATGGGCACGCCGGAATATGCCCAGCGCAGATCGGCGCGCGCCATGCTTGAAGTCGCTGGCGTCGACCCCGAAAACAATGTGAACCATGTTGCGGATCTTATTCGCGACACGCCTAGCAGCGCGTTTCGCGCTTATGCGCAGCAAAAAGAAGGCGCGTTTAAGGGTAAAGCGACGCCGCAGATGGAAAATGTGGGCCGGCTCAATACTATTATCGAAAATATTAAACTTGCGGCCAGCGAAGGTAAATTGGGTAGCGGCGTGTCTGACGCGGATATGCGGCTGTTGGATCGGGCGCAGGCTCAGATCAATGACCCCGCCGTGCAGCCTAATCAGCGCATGGCGGCGTGGGATGAAGTCGTGCGTATTCAAGCCAAGCGCGCCGGGCTTAAATATACGCCGATGACCGCCGAACAGATACGTGGTGAGCCTATCATTGGCGAGCGTAAACCGGCTAAAGTTGATGAAACTTCTATTCTTACCGATATTTTCGGGGCTAAGAAATGACCGACGCGATCTACGGTAAGATCCAGACTGCGCGCGAAAAAGGCGTAAGCGATGAGGCCATAAAAAAGTTTCTTATGGACCATCCTCTTGTCGAAAAGGCGCGCGGACAAGGCGTCAGTGACGAAAAAATATTTGAGCATTTAGGTCTAAAGGCGCCTAGTGCGCTGGAAACTATCGGGAGTGAACTAGACTATATCGCCGGTAAGATCCCCGAAAATCTTATGGAGATCGGGCAGAGCCTTACGCCTACCGAACTTAGTCGGACGATCAATCGCGTCGTAATGAGCCCGGCCGAAACGGCCAAGGGCGTTGTTTCTGGCATTAGCAACTTTATCCAAGATCCCTATGGGACTTTTCGCGAAGCGCCTGTATCGACTGTATTGAATGTCATGCCATTTGGTCAAGCGGCAGGTAAACTTACCGGTGCAACGCGCCGTTTTGCTGCGCCTGTTCTAGAGCCGCAGCAAGCCGCCGTTCAGAACATAATGTCTAAACTTTCACGACCGCAAGAATTTGCAAATGCTATGGCGCAGCCGATTGCTCCGGTGCCGGGCGCTCCGCCGGTCACAGCTTCGCAGGCCGCTGTTCAGGCTGGTCTATCTGAGCCCGCCGTCGCCGGTTTGGAGACTGGACTTAAGAATGTTACGCAGCCTTATGGCCGCGAAGTGTTTGCGTTGGAAGAACAGCGTTTGTCAGCTATACAGCAGCAGATCCGCAACATCGACGAAAACCTGAAGATGCGCGCCGACACGATGTCGCCGGCTGAAGCCGCCAAACTAAAGACTGTGCGCGATGATTTGCTTCGTTCAGCAGCCGCCGAAGAACGGCGACTTACGACGGCTGGGCAAGCGCTTCAAACACAGTTGCCACCCACAAGCATGAGAGCGCAAGGTGAAACTATTCAAGAAGCAGCGCGCGGCATCCGAACGAATTTGCGCGAAAACGTCATTGAACCCGCGTATAGAGAGCCAATAACGCGTGCAGGCAACGCACGTATCGACATTACGCCGGTTGTTAATATGGCCGAACAAGTTCTCGGTAGGCCATTGACTGCGTATCAGCCTGAAACCGCGCCAGGCCCGCTCGCGCGCGAACTTGCATCTTTACGTCAGCCGCCGACGCCGGGCGAATGGGTTTCTCTGGGCGAAGGCGCGGGGTATCACGGCGAACCTGGGCCGCCGCGTCCAACCACTGCAACGCTGCGTCAGATCGACGCCATTCGTCGTGGTATCAATGCGGATCTCGCGCAGGCCGCGCAAGCCACTGACGCGGGGGCAGCCACGCGATATAGCGCGCTTCGCGAAATGTCTAGTCGTCTAAACCGCGCTATTGAAACGACCGAAGCTATCCCCGACGAAATTAAAGCCGGATACGCTCGGGCTAATGAATTATACGGCCAAGTTTACGCCCCGCGCGTTAAACACGGCATAACAGGCGACATGCTGCACAATACCGCGCGCGGAGTCACTAAATTACTCCCTGACGATATTGTTGACGCGGTGTTAAAAAACGAAACAAACGCGCAGCAATTTGTCAGAACATTTGGTGAAGATCCGACAGCGCGCGGCGCGCTTAACGCCAGCATTATAAACCGCGTCCGCGACGCCGCGTTTGATCCGGCGACTGGATTTATTCGTCCTGAAGCCATAGATCGTTTTGCGCAAAATCCGGCTCTCACGTCACTCGGAATTGATTTGCAGGCTACACTCGCGCCTTTGCGTGAAGAGGCCGTGCGCATAAACGAAGGTCTAACCGAACTAGAGGCCCGCGCGCGTAGGCTTAACAAATCCGACGCCACTAAGATTGTGGACACCGCGCTGAAAAACGCGCCGGAAATGGATTATGTTATGCGGCAGATCGGCCCTAACGCCAGAGAAGCCCTGCGCAAAGAAGTGACAGACCGCGCGCTTGGCATGATTCGCGCCAATGAGCCGGCGAAAGCCGTCAAATATCTCGACAAGCACGCCAAGCCGCTTGAAATGGCTATCGGCAAAGACGCCGTTAATGACATTCGCGGGCTGGCAAACGCGCAGACTGTTCTCAAACAAGTCGAAGATACCGCGCCAAGACCTAAGAAACAGATTGCTGTGGCGTTAGACGGCTATACTACAGAACAGTTGACAGACATAAAATCTCTTGTCGACGAGATTAACCGCGTCGAAGAGGTTGCGCGTTTGGCGTCAGTTCGTCCGACTGCCAGCGCCGCCGATTTGGCCGCGCAGGAAGGCATTGAAGGTGGTCAGATCCCGGCCGCAATGTCGCGTGCGGTGACGATTACTAAATCCGTGCTGGATAAAATATCTTCGTTTGCTACAAAGCAGATGCAAGTGGAGACGGCGCGACTGCTTGTAAAAGATCGTGAGCTGTTAGGTCAGCTTTTGAACGAAGCGCTGGCTAAAAAAGAAAAACCGCCATCAATGGCGTGGCGTAAAGCCGTCGCTCCTATTGCGATTGGCACGCAGCAAAATCAAAACGCGATGACGAGGCGGTAATGGTCGAGTATCAGGTTCTTTTCGATGTGGCCATTGGCGTGATCGGCGTGCTGGGCGGCTGGACGCTCAACACTGTCTGGGCGGCGGTTAAGGAATTGCAAGAAGCTGATAAAGAACTGGCCGAAAAGGTCGGATCTATTGAAGTGCTAGTCGCTGGACGTTACGTGACCCGCGAAGATTTTAATACCACATTAAATCAAGTATTTGAGCGTCTTGACCGCATCCGTGATCTGTTAAGCCAAAAGGCTGACCGATGAATTTCCAGATTTTCTTCGACGATGTGCGTAATAGTCTGTTCGGCGGCAAGCTGTCGCAGGGCCAAGTCGAAGGCATGGAAAAGATCATCAACTATTCAACGGTCAGCCTCGACCAGTTGGCGTATGTCCTCGCGACCGTCAAATGGGAGACGGCGCATACAATGCAGCCAATCAAAGAATATGGCTCTACGGCTTATCTAAAGTCTAAGCCTTACTGGCCCTACTACGGGCGCGGGCTCGTGCAACTAACCTGGCGCGACAACTACGCTAAATACGGTTTGGACAAGACGCCGGACAAGGCATTAGAATGGGAATCGTCGCTGTTCGTGCTGTTCGACGGCATGACCAAAGGGCTGTTCACTGGCAAAAAACTAGACGACTATATCAACGACAATAAGCGCGATTACATCAACGCGCGGCGGATCATTAACGGGACTGATCGCGCCAAAGAAATAGCGCAGATTGCGGATGCCTATCGCACCGCCCTTATCGCTGCGCAAGATCCCGTTGCTCCCCCTGAAGACGACGATCTCCAAGCCCGTTTCAACCAGATGCTTGCTGTTGCTTTAACAAGCGACCCCCAGATTCAGGACTTAGTTCGGCAAATCAGACGGAGATAAACCTATGGTTATCAATAACCCCTACACGACCTTCAGCGGTATTCTAGCTCTTATCACTGTGCTGTGGCACGCATGGCAGACGAAGACGGTGAACTGGGATGATCTTCAGACGGCGCTTGTCGGTCTGGGCCTTGTCGCCGCTAAAGACTGGAACGTCACGGGCGGCTCTAAGTATCAGGATTGAAGGGGGCAGGTTGCAAAACCTAAAACCAAAGATGAAACTGCCGCTGATCTTGATGCTGGCAAGTTTTAGCGGTTGTCAGTCGACCAGCAGGTGTCCCCCGCTGGTCGACTATTCGGCCGAACTCCAAACCAAAGCGGCCAAAGAGTTAAGCGCTCTCCCCCGCGACAGCGCTGTTGCTAGACTTGTCGTCGACTACGGCCAGCTTCGCCGCACGTGCCGGCTTTAGATCTTTCTTAGCCCTATACGACACATCCTGAAGACCTCGCGCCTGCGCATAATCTTCGGCAAACGTCGCCGCGAACAGCTCATAATTCACCGCGTCAACATGGCTGTCCATGTGAGTGGGTGACGCAAAAGCGCGCGCGTTCTTAACGCAGGCTAGGATAATCGCAATCTCGTAGGGGTGAAACTCACGCCCCAGACGCAGCGTGGCCAGATCGGCCGCAAGCTGGAAATTGTTCTCTATGCCGCCGTATCCCTGACCGCGTTGGTCAATGATCTTAGCAGCTTCATACAGCAGTTCTTGAGGGTTCATTTATCATCTCCATGATGGCCGCCCTTTCTCGTAACATGCGCAGCACAGTGTAACGCTGATGCAGTCGCACTAAGATGGTCGAGCGCCGGGCGTGACGCTGTTCCTCTTCCAGTAGGTCTAAGACCTCCTGTTCCGTCAGATCGGCCAGCCGATCATTTAACATTTTCCACGTCATCGGCTCGGTCATTTGTGCCTCGCAAATTCGCCGTGGTATTTATCTCTAGCTTCGGACGCCACAAGCGCCGCCAATTCTAAGTCATGGACAAGGCCATAAAATAACATTTTGCCTTTTGACAGTAACATGACTTTCCATTTGCCGCTTACGCTTTGGCTAACATTTTTAACGCCGGATGTATTGTTCGCGCTTATTTTTCTGTTGTGACCGTTTCGTATAAAATCGGCTGGGCGCAAATTTTCTATTCTGTTGTTCAATGGATTACCGTCTATATGGTCTATATTTTCAGGTATATAGCCGTGATGAATTAAATAGATCAGTTGATGCACGCCATAATAGCGTTTCTTATACATTGTGTTGCGGTAGCCATTACCGTGCATATGCCCGGCTTCGTCGCCTATACGCGCGCGGCTACCCGGCTGTATTTTCCAATACAGTTTGCCATCGCGGTATTCCCACACCGCTTTAGCTTCAGTTTGTGTTAGACAGCTCGGCAAGGGCCAACTCCGCTAAAGATTTTTTGTCGTGTAGCGCATCATATATGCGCTCGTCAATAGTTTTATTACACATGATGACATAACACCATACGTCACGCGTCTGGCCGCTGCGATGCAGCCGGCCGACTGTCTGTTCGAATAGTTCAAGCGACCACGGCAGCGACAGGAAAATGATCTTGTTGCCGCCAAATTGTAGATTGAGCCCGTGGCCGGCGCTCTTGGGATGAATCGCCAATAGTTCAATCGCGCCGGCGTTCCAGCGTTCGACGGCGTTAGGCGCGTCGATTGTCGTCACGTTGAACTGGCGCTGAAGCTCGGCTAATTCTTCTTTGTAATTGTAGACGATAATAGTGTTGTCTCGCTGGTTTTCGTCGAGGATGTCTCGGAGAGATTCAAACTTTTGGCGTCCAAACCACTGAGCAGCGCCTTGGCTATCATAAGCGAAGCCGGACGTGAGCTGCTGAAGCTTGTTTGTGACAGCAGCCGCTGTCGGAGCCGTGATCTCTTCATGCACATATTCCTTCTTCATGTTCTCGTATGGCGTGCGGTCCTCAAGCTCGCACCGGATCTGCACAACATGGAGCGGCGGCAGCTTGTCCTTATACTCGCCAGGCTCCAACACGTATGTCGCCGGCTTGATTGCCTCCATGACTTTTGGCAGCGCTTGCGGCAGCGGCTCCCATTGGCCGTAATCGCGGTTCACGCAGTAAAAATATTGCTGTAAGAATGCGCCCTTGCTGCGGCCTAATAACGTCTGATCGACAACCTTGCACTGGCCAAACACGTCTTCTAGGCCGTTTGACGTAAATGATCCGGTAAGCCCCCAGCGGATCTTAAACTGGTCGAGGATCTTGAGCAGGAACTTGAACCGCTTGCCAGACGGATTTTTAAGCCGCGTTAGCTCGTCAAATACAATGCCATCAAAGTCTTTCGGGTCAATCGACGGGATGTTGTCGTAGTTGGTGACGACAATATCAACGTCCGACGCAAACGCTTTCTTGCGTTGCGCTGGCGTGCCAACAGCGACGGCCATGCTCATGTGTTCAGCCCATTTCGGCCGCTCGACAGGCCACACGTCAGTGCAAACGCGCTTCGGCGCTAACACAAGCCAACGGTCGCAATGACCTTTGCTGGTCATGTCCGACATAGCCGTTAGCGTAATCGCTGTCTTGCCCGCGCCCACTGGCGCAAGGATCATTGCCCGATCATGGGCAAAGAGGAAATCGGCGGCTTCGTGCTGGTATGGGCGCAGATCCATTGGTCAACATCCTCTTTGGACCATAAGCAGGCATAGTTCTGATTAAGCGCGCGCATATCAGACGCAAATATTTGTTGTAGTGGCGATAATTTACCGCCATGACGTTTCAATTCGACAAAATGTGTGGACCCATCGGCAAAGCAAACCACGCGATCACTGACGCCGCGATTCGATGGTGAGACAAATTTATATGCTTTGCCGCCAACGGCTTGCACACATTTTACGAAATATTTTTCGATGTCACGTTCCAACATAAAAAGTCTCTTGACACACCCGTAAAGAAAAGTCTAGTGTCGAATCACTGAAAGGTAAGGTAATGGCACACAGCAACATCGTCGGCGGTTCGACCGCCAAGCGACTTATCAAATGCCCCGGTTCGCGGGCGCTTGTGAACACAGTTCCACCAAAGCCAACAAGCAGTTATGCCGAAGAAGGCTCGCGTCTGCATGACGCCATGCACATGATTTTGTCGCATGGTGCAAGCGTCGAAGATTACCCTGATAATGAGAAGCTAATCCTTGCTCTTGACTCACTTAATCAGATCGACCCTAATAGTGAGCTTGAGTTTGCCACGGAGGTAAATGTCCATTTCAATGACTTTCTTGCCGGAGTTTACGGTTCTTGCGATCTCGCTGGCCGTATACGCAATCGTGCGATAGTCCTAGACTGGAAGTTTGGGGATGGCGTTGCGGTAGACGCCGAAGAAAACGAACAGCTTATGTTCTACACCGCCGCAGGAATGCGGACGGAAGAATTGCGCTGGGTCTTTGAAGGCGTTGACGAGATCGAACTTGTCATCGTGCAGCCGCCTTACGTTAAGCGTTGGGTGACGACGCCTGGTCGTATCAAGGCATTCGAGCGCACACTGTATGACGCTGTGCAAGCGTCGTTTCGCCCTAACCCTAAGTTTGAAGCTGGCGATCATTGCCGTTGGTGCGCCGCCAAGCCAGTCTGTCCGTTGCTGACAGGTCAACTTGAGCGCGCCGTTGCGACGAAGGTAAAAGCTATTGATGTGGAGAAAGTCGGCAATGCTCTGGCGTTTGCGATCCTTGCGGAAGAATGGGCTAAAAGCGTGCGTGAACTGGCCCAGACGATGCTGGAGAATAACGCGCCCATCGACGGATGGAAGCTTGTCCCCAAGCGCGCCACTCGTCAATGGGTTGATGCTGAAGGAGCGCGAGAGGCTCTTGAGCAAATGGGACTTGACTCCGAAGAATTGATTGTGACGGAACTGAAATCGCCGGCGCAAGTCGAGAAAGTGCTGAAAAAGCACAAGCTCGAACTGCCGAAAGATCTGGTCGTCGCAGTCTCAACAGGTAACACGATAGCGCCGGAGAGCGATCCCCGTCCTGCCGTGCTTACAATAGGTTCCGATATTCGTCGGGCCTTCTCTAAACTTGAGGTAAAGTAATGTCCAATATTGTTAAATTCGGCAACGCCAATCTCCCCACCGCTGCGTCTCTGGCTGAGTCGCTGCGTAAGCTCGACACTGAGGCTTCAGTTGGTTCGGTCATCCTGAAAATGGATAAGACTGGCCACTGGGTTTACGGTGCGGATCAGACTGAGATCGACAAAGACGGACGCTGGGCGGTCAATCCGTTCTCGTTCGTCCACGGTTTCATTGCGTGGGGCGAAGGCGAGGTGCTTGGCGAGAAGATGGTGTCCATTACGGAACCGCTTCCCGAACTGGACGTAGCTCCTCCCGGCGCTAAGCGCGGTTGGGAGCCCCAGGTTGGCATGAGCGTCAAGTGCCTTGATGGTGAGGATGCTGGCACGGAAGCCCGCTATACGGTCACGTCCGTTGGCGGCAAGCGCGCTATGCACCAGCTTGCCATGAAGGTTGCCGATCAGGTCGAGAAAAATCAGGACGCGCCTGTGGCCGTCGTGAAACTCGGCTCGGAATATTATCAGCACAAGTCCTACGGTCGCGTCTTCACTCCGGTGTTCGACGTGATCGAATGGATCTCGCTCGACGGTGCGCCGGCCGAATCGGTCGATGGCTCCGCTGGTGACACCGGCCGTCGTCGTCGCGGCTGATAATAGGGAGGGGGAGGCGGATGCGCGCCTTCCCCTTTTTTCAGGATTATTACGATGACTTGGCTATTTCCCTACGCGGGCTATGACGGCCCGAAACGCAAACCACCGAAACGCAAACCGCCTCCACCGCCGCCGCGCAAGAAACTGCCGCGTCCGGTTGAGCGCCCGCTGCTAAACTTTTCCGGTATATCTAACATGCCGCCGTCGCTGCGTGCGATCATGCTAGAGGTTTGCGAAGAGCATAACGTCGTGCCGGCGGACATTGCCGGGCATGACAGCCGCCAGCATGTCGTGCAGGCGCGTCGCGTCTACTGCATTATGGCTCGCGCTCGGTCTAAATACAGCTACACAAGCATTGGTCGGTCGATCAATAAAGATCATACGACCGTGATTCATTACGTGAAGCAAGGTCAGGCTGGGCACTCGTTAGCACCTGTGGAACAGACTACGACGCCGCCCAGACCCCGTGCCGTGCGCCAGCCGGTGACAGAACTGTCGCCGTTACAGCAGACCTACGCTAACCTTGCCGATCAAGGACTAGAGAAGGCGCAAATAGCGGAGCGCATGGGTAAGTCATTGGCCGCCGTTAGTCATTACGAGAAGCATGTAAGGAGGAAACGTGCCCAGCAATCCAGAGAAGCGCAAGGAACAGCGCCGTCGCCGGAACGAGGAACGCAAGAAGCGCATGTTGATCGACCCTGAATATGCGGCGCAACAGAAAGACATTAACAAGCGCGCTACAGCGAAGTATGCGCTTAAGAAGAGCCGGGAAACCAGTGGCCCGGTAGGTAGCGGCAAGCCAGGGCGGATCGTATCGCTCTGCGGTTGGTTAGGATGGTGAAGATGTTGGAAATGCTGACAGACACAACGTTGTATCTTTTCTTCTACGGCTTTGGCCTACTCTCGGGAGTATTCGTATCATGGTTAGAATCATATTCTGCATCGCGCTCTTATCGTCATCAGCAGCAGCTCAAGAGATCTCAGTCTGGGGCGGCCCAAACGGGCCAGTCGCAACCGAACTGAGCTACCCGAACGAGAACTTTTACTACACGCCCTACGGCCAGATTAGCGCACCAAAGGTGGGCGACATGACCGTCTATAACGGCCCGAATGGAGAGTATCTTGGCTATCATGTGGGTGGATTTCGAGACGCGGAGTGAATGCGATCTGCCGGTGAATGGCGTGTATAACTATGCGCGCCATCACTCTACAGAAGTCATTTGCATGTCTTACGCGTATGCCGACGGCCTTGTGCAGACATGGCGGCCGGGCGAACCTATGCCGCCGATCAAGAGTCAGATCCGTGCACATAACGCAGCATTTGAGCGGCTTATTTTCTGGCACGTCCTGAAGATGCCAATACCGTTAGAACAATTCTACTGCACCGCTGCGCAAGCGCGGGCGAACTGTGCGCCGGGGAGTTTAGAAGATGTGGGACGATTTGCGGGAACCGATATGCGGAAGGATCATCGTGGGGCGGCTCTTGTTCGTGCTTGTTGTATTCCTCCCTTCCGCGATGATCTTATACCAGAGCTTATCGAATACTGCGAACAAGACGTGCGCACAATGCGCGCCGCTAGCAAAGCCATGCGGGAACTGACGCCGGAAGAACTGGAGGATTACCATGTTAACGAGCGCATCAATGATCGTGGCGTTCTTGTCGATCAGCGCCTATGCCGCGCGGCGGTCAAGTATGCGGCTGACGAACTTCAAGAGATCGAAGCTACGGTTAAAACCGTCACTAACGGTGAGATCACGACTGTTAGAAGTCCTAGAATGCGACTGTGGGTGCAAGAGCGGGTGGGGCCGACAGCGCGGAAGCTCATGGAACGAGACGACAAGTTCTCCATTGACAAAACCGTCAGGGCTAACCTACTGGCCATAGACGACCCGGAAGAGGTGCCTCCCGATGTCAGAGAAGTCATACAATGCGCGGACGATCTTTGGGCGTCTTCTGTTGCTAAATTTAATCGCCTTGATAATCTTGCTTGTGACGATGGCCGTGTTAGAGGGGCTTTCGTCTTTGCGGGAGGATCAGCCACAGGACGGGCTTCCTCGTATGGTGCGCAAGTCCACAACTTTACACGTAAGTGCGCCGATGACCCGGAAGCCGTGCGACATGCAATGGTTCGGAGTCATGCAATCGTGCCTCGTTACGGACGACGCGTCACAGACGTATTGCGAGGTATGTTACGGCCAGCCTTGATCCCTGAAAAGGGCAAGCAGTTCGTCGTCGCTGACTGGAGCGCCATCGAAGGCCGCGTTAATCCGTGGCTGTCCGCCAGAGGTGATGATAAGTTACAGGCGTTCCGCGACAGACTTGACCCATATATTGTGAACGCTGCCGCTACATTTCGTGTCAAGTATGATGAAGTAGACAAGTCGCAACGCCAAGTCGGTAAAGTTCAAGAGCTTGCGTGCGGATTCGGCGGCGGCGTTGGCGCGTTTGCGGCGATGGGCCGCGTCTATGGTCTGCATCTTCCTGAAGCTGAAGCGAAAAAGATGGTCGACGCATGGCGTCAAGCTAACCCATGGTCAGTGCCGTTTTGGTCTGATCTTGAGATTGCTTACATTCGTGCGTTGCGCAACCCCGGTAAAGTGTTTGAGGCTGGTAAAATAAAATACTTGGCCGACAAACAGCACCTTTGGTATGCTCTGCCTTCTGGCCGGGTGCTTTGTTACCCGAACGCCCGGTTCGAAGAAGATGGTTCGATCACCTATTCAAAAGCGTCTTGGAAGCCTGCGGCGGATGCTAAAGAGTGGCCTCGGGGTCGGCTCTGGAGAGGGCTGGCTTGCGAGAACGTCACACAAGCGACCGCCCATGATCTTCTACGTGAGGCTCTGCGCCGTCTGCCTGACGTTGTGCTGCATGTTCACGATGAAATTGTTTTGGAGTCTGATCGGCCCGAAGAGGCGAAGGCGCTCCTTGAGGAAGTAATGACGACGCCGCCCGTGTGGGCGGAAGGTCTGCCATTAGACGTGGAGGCGGCCATCATGGGCCGTTATGGCAAATGATTGCGGTCTGGTTTTCCTGCGGAGCCGCCAGCGCGGTTGCCGCAAAGCTAACGCTAGAAAGATATTCTGACGTTCGGGTCATTAATAACCCGGTCATTGAAGAAGACGAGGACAATGAGCGATTCTTACGCGACGTTGAGGCATGGCTCGGCGTCAAGATCGAACGCGCCGTTAACAGCAAATATCCGTCTTGCTCGGCACGAGATATATGGCAGAAGCGCGGATTTATGTCCGGCCCGACCGGCGCTGTCTGCACGGTTGAGCTAAAGAAACGCGCCCGTCAGGAATGGGAACGTAACAATAAAGCTGACTGGCATGTGCTGGGCTTCACAGTAGACGAACGCCATCGGTTTGATCGTTTCGTCTTGTCGGAACGTGACAACGTGCTGCCGGTGTTGATCGACGCTGGCCTGACAAAACAGGGTTGCCTTAACATGATATTGGCCGCTGGCATTCAGCCGCCGCGCATCTATAGCAAAGGCTTTCCTAACGCCAACTGTATCGGCTGCGTTAAAGCCACGTCGCCAACCTATTGGTCGTTAGTGCGTAAAGAATATCCTGACGTTTACGCTGACCGGGCGGCGCAATCGCGCGGTCTAGGTGTGCGGCTAGTGCGGTATAAGAACAAACGAATGTTTCTTGACGAGTTACCGGAAGGCGCAACAGGCCGACCGTTAAAGAACATGCAGATCGACTGCGGAATATTTTGCGAGGAAAGATGACACTCTTTGATTATTTTACCGGCCTCGCGCCGGCTGGCGAGACAGCCCTCATTGTCAAGCAAATCGACACCGGCAAGCTGCACAAGGACGGCTCGCCTAAATACACTTGGCCTGCTTACTTGCCAAAGCACAAGCGCAAGGAAGGCGAAAGCTGGTTTTTAAATACTGGATCATTCATCATGGATCGGATGCGCGACAAGCCGTCCGCGTCCGTGGCGAACTGCACGCATGTCCTGTTTATGATGCTGGACGACATTGGCACCAAGTCGAAGATTCCGCCGCTAGAGCCGACTGCTATCGTCGAGACAAGCCCCGGCAATTATCAATACTGGTATGCTTACAGCGACCAGCCGACCGTGGAGGAACATTGTGCAGCTCTTACCGCTATTGCTGAAGCTGGCTATACCGATCCTGGTGCTACTAACGCCGTGCGTAACTGTCGCCTGCCAGGCTCGGTTAACGTCAAGCCGGGACGCGAAGCGTTCGTGTGTCGTGAGGTAGAGTTTAACCCAAAGAACGAATACACGCTGTCGCAAATCTGCGAAGCGCTTGGCGTTACGCCGGCTGAGACTGGCACAGCGCGGGCTATTACGTTCCGCGTAAAGGACACAGGCAACGACAATGTGCTGGCGTGGTTGGACGAGAACAGTTTAGTTACGTCTGGCGTAAACGCTGAGGGTTGGTGCGGCGTCGTCTGCCCGAATCACGAAGGACACACAGATGGACAGATTGAAGCGCGATATAAGCCGCAGGATCGTTCATTCTGTTGCTATCACGCTCATTGCGAGCATCTTGATAGCAAGTTTTTTTGCGATTGGGTATCGGAACAGGGTGGGCCGCGCGCTATCCCCGGACTGCGCGACGATCTCATTGCCGACTACACCAGCAAAATTAGCGCGCTGACGCCGACCGAAGAATTTCCTGATGAAGCCGCCAAACGAGTTAAAGAAGTAAATGACAAGCAAGCTGGGCGTGAAGATCGCGCCACATGGCATAAACGCTTCGCTTATGTCGTCGACGACGACGGTTATTTTGACCATAAGACAGGCCAAGAGATCAGCCGCCGCGCGTTCAACGCGATCTTTCGGCATGTCGAGTGCAAGTCCACAGGCGAGAAGCCGCGTCGGCTTGAAGCATCGGTTTGGTATGACGAACAGCGCGAGGCACAAGGCGGCTACGTTTTGAAAGGCATGACCTACGCTGCCGGTGACGAATGGAAGGTCGCACGCGATGGGCTTGTCTACGGCAACGTATGGCGCGACGCTAGGCCAGAGATTACTGGCGGTGGCGACCCGCAACTGTGGCTCGACCATTGCCGTCGTCTCGTGCCGGACGAACGCGAGCTTGAGCATATCTGGAACGTGATGGCCGTGAAGGCACAGCAGCCGCGCACGAAGATCAATCACGCGATCCTGCACGGCGGCAACGGCGGTATCGGCAAGGACACCATGTGGTATCCGCTGCTCTGGGCCGTTGGCGGCGAGCACATGAGAAACGTCGCGGTGATCGACAGCAATAAGATCAACAGCGATTTCGGCTACCATTATCAGACTGAGATCATGGTGCTGAACGAGCTGAAAGAGCCGGAAGCAAAAGAACGTCGGGCGCTGGCTAACAAGCTCAAGCCGATCATCGCCGCGCCGCCGGAAATGCTGACAGTTAACCGCAAAGGCTTGCATCCGTTCGAGATGCCTAATCGGATCTTCATGCTGGCGTTCACGAACGAATCCATGCCAATAACGCTCGACAGCGATGACCGGCGCTGGTTCTGCGTTTGGTCTGACGCGCCGAAGATGACGCCGGAAGAAACGACGCGGATCTGGGGCTGGTATAAGGCCGGTGGATTTGAAGCCGTCGCGGGCTGGTTGCGCTCGCGTGATGTGTCGCAGTTCAACCCGAAAGCGATCCCGTTTGCGACAGAATACAAGCAGCGCTTGATCTATACCGGCATGAGCAACGCGGAGAGTTATATCCATCACTTGATTGAGAAGCAGGAGTCGCCATTCAAGACTGACATCATATCTGGCCCATGGCACATCATCCTTAAAGAGCTGTCGCAGGCTGCGCCGGATAATCTACGGACAAGAATCGTTCAGCCAGCGCTGTTTCATGCGCTGAAAGAAGCCGGGTGGATTGACAAGGGGCTATGCAGCTCGCCTGAATACAAATCCAAGCGGCACATATTCGTGCGGCCTGACCTAGCGTCACTGCCTAAGGCTAAGCTACGCAACATGGTCGAACCGGATTGGAAAGATAATGTCGTCGCACTTAAAAATTAATATCCTGAACGTCTTGGCTAATCTGACAGATCAGCTTGATTTATATCTGGACTGGGCCTCGACTCCGGGGGATGATGAGTGTCCG